CCACAATCATAGGGATTCCAGAAAACATTTTTTACCCCATAAGAAAAGTTGCGATACAACCACAAACAAACGCCACAGACAGGACAATCTTATCCTTAATGGTCATTTTATTTCCTTAATGGAAAAACAAGATCACAAACAAACCAAGCACAACCAAGGCCAACAACAAATCCCACACTGAAACTATTCCAGTCTAGATATATATCGGCCATCCGTAGCCCTTTCCTTTAGTTATACTTCATCCGAATCATCATCTGAACAATCTCAGGACGAGTCATGATACACTCCCACATATACCAATCACAGAAGTTGAGCCAACCCTGCTCAGTAATCTGCCCACGCTGAAACATAGTCCACATGGTTTGATACATTTTACCACCGTTTTCCTTATTAGCATTCTACACTACTATTATCGACTTGTCAAGCCCCAGTCTTCAATATTTCTAAGTCCTTACTGCACAACAGTTTGCGTCAAACGCTGGCGGCGGGCCTTGGCGTAAAGTGTTACGCTTCAAGGCTTTAGGTCACCACCGGCCAGTACCATACCATTTCAATAGTTCATAGACATTTATTGCATACATCACACCACCATGCCTTCCATAAAAGGATATTCCTTACCATTTACAGTCACGAACCACTCATACTTGTGCTGATGCACACGAACGGGGCTATACTGGTTGATTCTATCTTTGGTAGTGCTGGTTTGCCATCCCCCCGTTTGCAGGGTATAGGTATTGTCAGCATGAATCTTTACCACATAGGTACTGTGGAGCAAAATACCAACCGATCCACATGGTAGGATTTCAGCGTAGGTGTTGTTTCCTACCTTGCGGCTATCCTTATTCCGCTTGCCACGAACCATAGAAACTGCTTCGGCGTGAGTCATATTCTTTCCTTTGGTGGTGATGATGTTAGGATTCTACGCTATAAAACTTATTCTGTCAAGTCTCAACAAAATCAGTAAGTTCATTCTGATTGAAAAGCCCAAACTGGCCATTCTCATCCTTGACGAAAAACATGATCAGCGGCTTTCCGTTTTCGATGATAACGTCGAAACTGTTGACCACAACCTTAGTACCGGAAAGAGTCTTTGCGGTCATGGTTACTACGTTGGTGATATCATTGGTGATCATGTTTTCTCCTTTGTTCTTATATCGACATTATACAGTCCGTTCTTTAGGCTGTCAACAAGAAAATAAAAGATTCTTGATTTGTTCTAAGGTCTTGAATCTAAAGAGTTTACGTCAAGTCTGTGCGGCCCGATTCGTCGTAAAGTCTTATGCGACAAGTAGTTAGATTATTATGATATTGGTGTATAAACCATAGTCTACATTTCCATACCGGAGACGAGTACTATGGCAAAATATGATCCACAAGAATATCAGCGAAATAAAGAGTCTTACAAGATTAGAAACCAAAGATACAAGAGCAAACATAGGTCTATGGTGAACCAAAAACAATCGGAATATAGATCAAAAACAAAAGATAAAATCAATCAGTATTCTAAAAGTCGTAGAAATAAAATAAGGATTCTATATGATGAATACATGAAAGATAAATCTTGCTTACATTGTGGATATGATGATTCTCGCTCTCTCGTATGGCATCATACCGACCCATCACAAAAGAAAAATGGAGTTGTTCAGTTGGTTGGTAAAAAACACGGGTGGGATACTATCATGACAGAAATAAACAAATGTATATGCTTATGCCATAATTGTCATAATATATTACATAATCACCAGTCACCATAGTCATCCATTGAAGGATTATAGTATTCATCTTCGGCCCAGCCTACTGACCCCATAGCGCTGTCGTGATCTCCATCCATGCTGTCATCATAGTGATCATCGTAATCATCATCGTGGTCATCATCCAACTGGCTCTCAATCTCATGATCGGCATCGGCATGATAGGCTGAACTATCCTCGCCATAGAAAGCGTCATGGTAATCGTAGTTATAATCGTCAAAGTGGCTGCTCATAGTATCTTCCTCATAAGAGTTTTCGGGATCGAACAAAGGATCAGGATGACTCATCTTTTTACTCTTTTGCAATGGTACAGAAACAAAGCCCAACATAGGCCACAACGAACAGCATAGCACTAAACATAGTTTTTGTCAAGCCTCCACGATTTCGGGATAAATATCTTCGACCAGAATCTCAGCCAGACCCGTAACCTCTGCCCAATCCATCGGGTGGCAGTCGGGTTCGTCAATCGGCTCTACCATAGGCTCGATGATACCCTGCTCTGCAAGGTAACTCAGTTGGCTGTTTGCTTCGTCTAAGTCGTGAAACATTTTCGAGCCCTCGTTGGTTGTGATCATCATGCCACGATTATACACATAATATCGGCCAATGCAAGTGGAGATATGAATCTTTTTCCTTACAATGCTGCAAGTTTCGCAACTCGTTGACGGATAAGAGTTTACGTCAAACGCGGGCGGCGGGCCTCGTCTCAAAGTCTTATGCGGCAAGGCTTTAGGTCAACCCCTCCAACCGAAGGGTGAAACTTCCTCGCCCGATGCCATAATGGCAGCATACTGGTCGGCCAACGCTGCCTTACGCTCAGCCGAACCGGGCTTGCCAACGGGTACAATCATGGTATCCTCTCCCCCATTGTAGCGAGAGTCAACCTTTTCCGCCTTAGCCTTACTACCCTTGCGGAGAGCCTTGCGATTGAACTTGTGAATCTTTTCACTGTGAATCGGGCCATACAATCCATCGGCAAGGGACGGCTGATGCCGAGTGGCCATACCAACAAAGCACATGCGAACCTGACGCTTGGCATCTTCGATAATCTTGAACTTGGTAGCCATTTTCTTTTTCCTCTTGGTGATGAACGTATTTTACAGAAACTTTTTTGTCTTGTCAACCCCTCTAGTGGGGGTCATGAGACGCCCATCCAAGAGGCTTTTTCCATACAGAAGTTATAGAACATATCGTTCAGCATTTCTTCGTAGTTGCTTTCCGTGAGTCTACGCCGATCATTCGTCGCCTCGCACTCAGCAAACAGTTTACCGTCTGCCGTATACAGTAGCACCACATTGTACGTTTCGCTACCCCAAATCTGACGCAAAGCATTTTTGATTTCGTTGGATATCATTTTGTTTCCTCTTTCTCTTATATCGTCATTATACAGGGTATTTCTTAGAGATCAAGCAAAAAGTTTCCTTAAAAGATCGCAAGGTTCGTAAGTCGTTATGCGACAAGACTTTGCGAAAAACCGAGCCGCCACCGCTCGACGTAAAGTCTTGCGGCTATTGAGTTTACGTTGCGTGAATGAATACCTTTTCGCTCGTGGTCTTATTTGTGATCGTCACAATCCAGTTACGACCACTACCATCCTCACGCATGATGCCATTCACAAGGCCAGCATAAACCCTACCCTTCGGATCGATCACACTAGTATACTTACCAGCGATCATGGACGAGAAGATAGTATTGAGGCTGTTCTGTCGATTGGCGTAGGCGGTTCCGAACATTTTCTTTTTCCTTGTGGTGATGATGAAGTTATTTTACAGAAACTTTTTTGCTTGTCAATCCCCTCTATCGTAGGGTAATCAAGCCATTGAAGTGCGAGAAGGTAAGAGTAAGAGTCTTGCCAGGATACTTCTGGTCGATATACGCTTGAGCGGTACTCTTGCGATTATCGGTAGCGGCAACGTGTTGCACTACCATACCATTCTCATCCGTAACCTTCCAAACTTTCTTTTCCACAATCCTAGGAAGGGTGCCGATGAAGTCGTTGATATGAGTTGCTTGTTCCATCTTCTTTCTCTCTTTCTTGTGATTCTATTCTATCAAAACTTTTTCGTATCGTCAACCCCCTCAAATGGCGAAGGTGTTCATAAACCTTTCGGCCTCATATGAACTCTTGAACGTAGCAAGCAGTTGACGGTGATATCCATTCGGATACTTCTTTTCCCGATAAACCTTATACTTACCCTTCACAACGATCAGAACCAGATTTTCCATTTCTTTCTCTCTTTCCTTTTCTCTTATATCGACATTATACCATCCATACTTTAGAAGTCAACAAAAATCTTTCCTTACAATATCGTAAGATTTCTTACAGCAAATATCATGCCAAAACTCTGCTTATCTTAAGTTGTTATGCTGTAAGAGTTTGCGTCAAGCCCCTGCGCCCCGCCTCGCCGTAAAGTGTTATGTAGCAAGGATTTACGTCGAGTGCATACCTCTAGTGGGGGGTTAGCCCACCTTGAACATGAAAACCCTAGAAATCCCACATGACGATACCCCCCAACTGGGGCAATCATACAGCCAATCGGGCAACCCCTTACAATGGGGAGGATGATAGCCGTCAACGTGTAGCGTATTATTATCATCCGGCAACCGCTGTACGATCAGGCCATGAGATTCTAGTTTGCAAATCATTTCAGAAACAGACATTATTTTTTCCTTGGGTTGCATATCATATCCAAGATTATACTTTTTTCGCAAGTATCTTACCTTATCCTTAGTAGCATTTGCGTCCATTCCAATCCGATTCAATCTTGCAAAACTATTCATTTTCTTTCCTTGTGAGAGTATTCTATATAATCTCCTTACTGGGGAGATTAGATTCCCTCTCCATCGTCAAGACCGGGAATGTAATCGATATCAGCATGAGAAACATAGTCGGCGTTGAGCCGACCAACGTTGCCTTCCTCGTCGCGTACAGTAAGGGTATTATCGTCGTTCACCGACTCGACTCGATAAACCGGATAGTTCTCACAATCAAGCCCATATTCTTCATCACTCTCAACCCAATCGCCAACTGAAAAACTGCCGATCATTTTCTTTTCCTTTTCTCTTCTGTCTTACTTCTTATATCGACATTATACAGACATATCTTTAGGTTGCAAGCGAAATCTTTTATTTTTTTTATTTTTTTTAGAGAATATATTATTCTTTATTCTTTGGCATAGCATTTGCTAGGGTCATTTAACGTAAGTCCTTATCCCATAAGAGTTTAGGGCAACTTTTGCGGCCATAACTCGTCGTAAAGTCTTACGCCACAACACTTTAGGGCAAGAGGGGGTTTTTTCGTTTTATATCAAGGGGTTTAGAAAATCGCCATACCTTGCGGGTGGTCCAAAAACAATAAGGACCATCATAACAAATTGGCCAGTTTATTAGCCATTTTCCCCTATAATAATCTTTTATAAATCATCTTTGTGCCGATACAAGTATCAATAATGAGCCCAGTAGCATCGATTCTAAAAAAAATGGCCGGGTCATCATATCAATTGGCCAGTTTCCACCAACTAACAATCAACCCTGCACCATATTTTATTCATCTACAGATTACTTACTATATATTAGCCGAATTCCCCCCTAGTATCTATAAACATTATATCCATAGAAATTAGGAGCAGTCGGAACAGGACTATAAAGGAGATAAGCTGGATAAATTACTGTCTGAACAGGTACTACCTGAGTATTTACTACTGGCTGATAAACTATTGTTGGAACATAGGTAACAGTATTCTGTTGAACATAAGACCATGATACAACTGGTTGAAACTGCCGAACAGGAGCATAAACTGGCTGAGTATGAATATTTCTTGCTCTTGTCCATTCACAAGCATTACTACTATTTCCAATACAACAATATAAACCACAAACTAATAGCATAAAAATTTTCATTATTAATCTCCTAAAGGTATTTTTGACTTCATGTCACCTTATTATAACGGCCAACCCCCATAAAAACAACAACGGCCACAACTAATTTCTTAGCTATGGCCGCCGTTATAATCAATTTTTAATTAAAATAACTTTAAGAAAGCACACTCTGCTCAACCTGAATATTCGTTGATGCTGTAGTAGCAGGCTTTGTCTTTCGTGGACGTCCTCTGCTCTTCTTTAGTGATAACTTTCTTCGCTGTCTACGAACCATGGCAGTACTAATGTTTTGTCCAGTTATTTTGCTTAGTGATGCTGCTAAACTCTCATCACATAATACATTATGATTATTTTGAATATAGTCCAATTCTGAGGGTGCCCACTTTTTATAATTAGCCATAAAATACTCCTATACTTATTAATTGTTGACAATCATCCATCAAAACATATTATAATAACAGTTGACAAGTTTAGCGCAAGGATAAACATATGACATTTTCAAATTTAAATTCGCCCAATTTTCCAACCATTACTGATAGCGTACTATCTATAAAAGCTTCTGGATCAGTAAATGATGAAGTTATTAATGATTTATTATTAGATAACGGAAAGAGCATAGCAGAATTACTAAATGACCAAAAAACAACAGAACAAAGATAAATTGCCCAATGGCGTAGAAACAGAAGAATTTTTATTAGTTTTGGATAATATTACTAAAAGATTAGCTAATAAATTCAGATTCGCCTATCATAGCATAGAAGATATGAAGCAACAAGCTGCTATTTTTGCTTTGGAAGGATTAAAAAATTATGACAAGAAAAGGCCCCTGGAAAACTTTCTTTGGACCCATGTTCGTAATAGACTATTTAATTACAAACGTAATAACTATCAAAGGCCCGACAAACCTTGTTTAACTTGTCCATTTTTTGATAAAGGTTGTAAAGTGAGCATTAATCAGTGTGAACAATATAAAAATAAAAATGATTGTGAACTATATGCAGCATGGGCAAAAAGAAATGAGGCCAAAAAGAATATTATTCAACCAGGTTATATTGAGAATAACACCTCATTAGGCCCATCTCTTCCTGCACCACTATTAGAAAACCAAGAGTTAATTAAATTTTTAGATTCTAACATACAAAGTGATTATAGAGAAAGTTATTTAAAACTAAAACATGGAACTAAAATTAATAAGACCGAGCTTAAAAAACTCAAAGCTCATATTCAAAAAATAATGGAGGAAAACAATTGGAAAATAGAAACATTCCAAGAAAACGAGGACAACTAAGTTTAGAAGAAGAAAAATACATTCGTGATAACTATAGTTCAATACCATTACAGCAAATTGCTGATGCTCTAAACAGAAACTTAGCTCCAGTAGAAAGATACGTTAATGAGAATCAATTATCTGTGGTTAATAATTCACAAGATGATCAGATACTAAAACAAAAATTACACAGTAAAACCTTTTGGTTAGAAATACTAAGACAATTTGATAAAGAGAGCGGTGAACTAGAATATTTTGAAAGTACCTGGGTTAATTTAGTCAAACAATTTCGTGAAGATGTTTTACCCGCCGAAGAACTTCAGATTAAACAATTTATAACTATTGATATTCTGATTAATCGAAGTATGAAAGAACGAAAGCGTCATATTGCTGAAACTGAAAAATTACAAAAGCAAGTTGACAAAGAATATGAAAAAAGTGAAGATCAAAGAGACATACCGAAATTGGCTAATTTAGAAACTCAATTAAGTTTTGCTCGTAACAGTATTGCAAACTATACTAACGAATATACTAAACTTTTAAATGAACAACAAAAGATTAGCAAAGACCTTAAAGCTACTCGTGAACAGCGTATCAAAAGAATAGAAGATGGTAAAAGCAGTTGGACAGGATTAATACGCATGTTGGAAGACGAAGAAACACGAGAAAAAGAAGGACGTCAAATGGAGATTATCAGTTTAGCTACCGAAAAATACAAACAGCAATTAGCTGGCTATCATTCTTTTCAGGATAATACTGTAGATAAACCTCTTTTAACACCAGATACTGTGGAGTAAATATGAAAACAGCAATTGTTACGGGAATAACAGGTCAAGATGGTAGTTATTTAGCAGAAAATTTATTAGACAAAGATTACAAAGTTATTGGATTATACAGAAGATCCAGTACCAATACCTTCAATAGAATCAAACATATAGATAATCCTAATTTTATTTTGCAAGAATATGACATTACTGATCCTAGCGGATGCATATCTTTAATATCATATATCCAACCTGATGAATTTTATAATTTGGCGGCCCAAAGTCATGTGGCCACAAGTTTCAAACAACCAACTACAACATTTGAAATTAATGCTATTGGTGTTATTAATGTTTTGGAGGCTATTCGACTATTTTCAAAACATACTAAGTTTTATCAGGCTAGTACTAGCGAAATGTTTGGGCGAAATTACTCAGTTGATAGTGATGGTAACAAATATCAAAATGAAGAAACCTCCTTATTGCCACAAAGTCCTTATGCTGTAGCTAAGTTAGCTAGTCATCGAATGGTTCAAATATACAGAGAGGCTTATAACTTATATTGTTGTAGTGGAATACTATTTAATCATGAAAGTCCACGACGCGGCGAAAACTTTGTAACGCGTAAGATTACCAGATATATTGGTCGATTAGTTAATAACAAACTACAGCCAGATGAGAAATTGCGATTAGGAAACATAAAAGCAGTTAGAGACTGGGGACATGCTAAAGACTATGTTGAAGCTATGAGACTAATGCTAAATAACAATATAGCCGCAAATGATTTTGTTATTAGCACCGGACAATGCTATAGTGTTGAGCAGTTTTTGCAAATAGCTTTTGGTCTAATAAATAAAGATTGGAATAATTATGTTGTTATAGATCCTGAATTCTACAGACCAGCCGAAGTAGATTATCTGAGAGGAAACTCTGATAAAGCTAAAAAGTTACTAGGTTGGGAGCCTAAAATACCATTCGAAGATTTAGTCAAAGATATGGTAAATCAAGATATTGAGATAACAAAGAATGATTAGAAACTTTGATGATCCTGAGTATAAAAAATGGAGAAATAAAATTTATGCAAGGGATAATCATACTTGTCAATGGCCAGGATGTTCTAATAAGAAAAAATTGAATGCTCACCATATTCGTCGTTGGGCTGATTTTCCAGGACTACGGTTCGCTGTTGATAATGGAATAACATTGTGTAAAGATCATCATAAAGCAATTACTGGTGTAGAAACTTATTATGAGGCTGTTTTTTATAACATAGTAAAACAGAAAAATAATGACAAATAATAATACTTATAATAATTTTACCATTATAATAGACACGCGCGAACAACAGCCGTGGAATTTTGAGAGTTATACAACGGCACATAAGAAACTTGATACTGGAGATTATAGTATCGAAGGACTGGAAAGCATTCTTACCATCGAAAGAAAAAAGAGCGCTAGTGAATTTGCTACAAATATAGTGGAAAGTCGATTCAAAGATGTTATTATGCGCTTGAGTCAATTTAAATATTCATTTTTATTATTAGAATTTGACTTAGAGGACCTACTAATATATCCGATAGGCAGTACTGTTCCTAAAAAAATGTGGGATAAAGTTAAAATTACTCCAGCTTTTTTAGTTAAAAATATACTTGAATTACAATTAAATCATAATATCAAAGTAATATTTTGTGGTAATGCAACTAGTGCTGAAAAAATAGCTGAATTTATATTTAAAAAAATACACTATATCGAAATGGTAAAAAAAACAGATGCCCAATAATACTGATATAATATTTGACGATGCATGGTTGGGCTTGGGTGATCTATCAGCCCTGAGTTTGCCTAATAATGTAATGATACACAGGTCTGAGAAAGATATAGAATTTCCAGATCTTCATTTGATGCGTATATTAAAAAATCCTAAATATATTGGTAGTATGGTTAAATTACTATTTAATATAGAATTACATCCTATGCAAGTTGTAATTTTACAAGAATTTTGGATACGACCATTTCCAATGTATATTGCTAGTCGTGGTTGGGGAAAATCATTCTTATTAGCTTTGTATTGTATTATAAAATGCACATTCTGTCCTGGTACTAAAATAGTAGTTGTCGGTGCTGCCTTTCGTCAGAGTAAAATCATCTTTGAATATATGGAAACAATATGGAGAAACAGTCCTATTTTAAGAAGTATTTTTAATGGTAATGATGATGGACCACGAAGAGACGTTGACAGATGTACTATCCGATTAGGAGATAGTTGGACAATAGCTATTCCAATGGGTGACGGAAGTAAAATCAGAGGATTAAGAGCACATATTATTATTGCTGACGAATTTGCATCTATAAGTCCAGATATTTATGAGACGGTAGTTTCTGGATTCGCTGCTGTTAGTGCTAGTCCTATTCAGAATGTTAAAGAGCAAGCAAAAAAGAAAGCTATGATAGACGCTGGTTTATGGAATGAAGAATTAGAAGTTCTTAATACTAAGATGGGAAATCAAGCAATAATTTCTGGAACGGCAGATTATGATTTTAAACACTTTGCTAGTTATTGGAAAAGATATAAAACAATTATAGAAAGCAAAGGAGATAAATCTAAATTAGAAGATATATTTAAAGGAGAAGTTCCTGAGAATTTTAATTGGAGAGACTATAGTATCATACGTATTCCTTATGAATTAATACCAAAAGGATTCATGGACGATAAACAAGTTAGTAGAGCTAAAGCAACTATTCATAATGGAATCTATAATATGGAATATGCTGCTTGCTTTGTTAAGGACAGTGAAGGTTTTTTTAGACGAAGTTTAATAGAAAGTTGTGTTGTATCTAATAAAGAAATTATTATTGATGGTAAAAGAATTCTTTTTGATGCGGTGGCTAAAGGAGATCCAGATAAACAATATATATATGGAATAGATCCAGCTAGTGAACAAGATAACTTTAGTATAGTTATATTAGAAGTTAATTCTACACATTCTAAAATCGTGTATTGCTGGACTACTAATAGAGCTAATTTTAAAGAACGTCAAAAAACAGGGTTAATTACGGAACATGATTTCTATGGATTCTGTGCTCGTAAAATTAGAAATTTGATGAAAACCTTTAAGCCCTTAAGGATAGGAATGGATGCTCAGGGAGGTGGTGTGGCTATTGAAGAATCATTGCACGACCCAAATAAATTAGAGGATGGAGAATTATTAATTTGGCCAACCGTAAATGATGACAAAGCTAAGGACACAGATTCTCAAGCAGGACTACACATATTAGAGCTTGTACAATTTGCTAAAGCAGACTGGACCAGCCAAGCTAATCATGGACTTAGAAAAGATTTAGAAGACAAAACCCTATTATTTCCATCATTTGATAATTTGACTTTAGGATTAGCTATAGAAAAAGAAGGTCAAAATATACTAGAAGCAGATCTCAATCCGTTATATGATAATGTAAGTGAATGCATTTTAGAAATTGAAGAGTTGAAAAATGAATTAACAACAATAGTTATGACACAAACAAGTAATGGACCAAATGCCAGAGACAGATGGGATACTCCAGAGACTAAATTAGGACACGGAAAAAAAGGAAGACTTAGAAAAGATAGATATAGCTCTTTAATAATAGCTAATATGTTAGCTAGACAATTAACAAAAGTGTTAAAACCAGTTGATTATGATGTTATAGGAGCTAATGCAAAAGACCAATCTAAAAATAACGGAAGTATGTATAAAGGTCCAGAATGGTTTACTTCTAATGCTAATGACGATATTTATACAGGAATTTATAGATAAAGTGTATAAACTTACCAGTAATTGTTTTACAATCCTATTACAATAGAATTAATATTATGGCTAAAAAAAGAACAAAGGATGAAGTTCTCGGAACAGTACACTCTGCACCACCAGAAGCCTATGTAACATGGGGAGATGATTTATCTAGCAAACAAGAGGCATTAAAAACAGCAGGAGCATCATTAGACGAGTTTACTTTAGTAGAAAGAGCAACTGCTGCTGGCGGAAGAAGATATAGTTTGGATTTCTCTAGTTTGGATGGTCTTACCGGTAGTCGCCCAGGATTAACAAAAGACGATTACTACACATTTAGGCCACAAGAAGCTCCTCCTAATGAGATAAAAATGATTCTGCAAAGAGCAGAACGAATTTATCAAAGAGTTGGTTTAGTAAAAAACGTGATTGATCTTATGGGAGATTTTGCAAGCCAAGGCATACGACTAGTGCATAGAAATAAAAGAATTGAAAGATTTTATCGAAGATGGTTCAAGAAAATAAATGGGAAAGATAGAAGTGAAAGATTTTTGAATAATCTTTATAAGAGTGGGAATGTTGTTATAGATAGAAGAACAGCTAAATTAAGCATAAAAGCCTCAGACAAACTATATAAGGCTCTTGGAGCCGCCGATATGCAGCTTAATGATAT